GCACAGTGTGCAGTTCCGCGAAATTCCCGATTTTGGAAAATGGCGGATTTGTGCGGTTTTTGCGTAGACTGGTTTGCATGACTGAACTGCGAATCGAAACTGTAAACATCAACAGCCTTACGCCTGACCCGGCGAATGCACGCAAGCATGACGGCAAGAACTTGCAGGCAATAGCTCATTCACTAGAAAAGTTTGGGCAACGTAAACCAATTTGCGTAACGCCTGACTCAATCGTTGTTGCTGGCAACGGCACGCTTGAAGCTGCGAAGTCTTTAGGCTGGACTGAAATTGTAATTGCTCGCACTCCTGTTGGTTGGTCGTGGGAACAGATACGCGCCTTTGCACTTGCAGATAATCGCACTGCTGAACTTGCTGAATGGGATGACAAGGTTCTTGCTGACCAGTTGCTTGAGTTAGATGCAAACGGTTGGGAACTTGAAGAACTAGGTTTTGAGAATTTAGAACCACCATTAGGTCAGGATGAAGATGAAGAACCTTTATCTTTTGATGATGCACCTACAAGAGCAAAGCTAGGTGATCATTGGATAGTTGGTAAGCACCATGTAATTTGTGGTGACTCAACTGACCTAAGTTTAATTGCTCGTTTTAACACTTCATTTGACGCAGTTGTAACTGATCCTCCATACGGTATTGGAGCAGGTTCGTGGACACGTTTAGGTAAAGGAAGAATCAATAACAACGTATCTGAGTGGGATAATTCAAAACCACCGATTGCATGGATTTTGGATCTAGCACCAGTTGCAATTATCTGGGGTGGAAATTACTTCACCGATGAGTTACCAGTTACAAATGACTGGCTTTGCTGGCACAAGAAAAATGACGATAGAACATTCTCTGAATTTGAACTTGCTTGGACTAATTTAGGAAAGCAGTGCAGGCATCTTTCGCATCATTGGTCAGGTGAACAAAAACAGCACATGACGATGAAGCCATCACCAGTTATGGATTGGTGTGTTTCTTTTATTGATAAAGGTGCAAAGATTTTAGATGTGTTTACAGGCAGTGGTTCAACATTGTTGGCTGCTGACAGAAACGGTCAACAAGGATTTGGAATTGAACTTGATCCAAAGTACGTTGATGTCATACTTGATAGATTAGAAAAACAAACTGGTCTAGAAGCACAACTGTTAGAGGACTAAACAATGGCTCCGCGTGGCAGACCACCAAAACCTATTGAGCAAAAACGATTGACTGGCAACCCCGGCAAACGTACATTGCCAGACCAGAAAGAACTTGTGCTGTTGCCGTCTGCTTACGACATTCCAGAACCTAACCGCCCACTAGGTAGCGCAGGCACAGAACTTTGGGAACGCATCTGGGGCATGGGTCAAACATGGTTAAGCCCACTGACCGACATTGAGATTCTGCTTATGACTTGCGAGTTGTTAGACGAACGCCGTAACCTTAGAATCCAAGTATTACAAAACAACAGACCAGACGAAAGAAAAGCCCTGCGCGATCTAGACCGTCAGTTAGTTGCTAACTTGTCGCTTCTAGGATTCACCCCAACAGATCGCTCCCGGCTAGGTGTGGCTGAAGTTAAACGTCAGTCAAAGCTAGAGGAGCTGAAGTCGCGTGCCAGCCAAAATTGAATCTTGGCCACCAACTTGGCTGACTCCTGTAAACAAAGCCGCGCTTACTAAATCGCGTGGCTGGGAAGTATCAGAGTTCATAGATACCTTTGCTATTCAGACTAAGGAAACTGTTGCTGGTTACTCAGGTGACAAGATGCAACTGCGTGCATGGCAACACGAACTCATGCGCCACCTGTTTGCAGTAGGTGCAGATGGAAAGTTTAGACACCGCACCGCGCTAATTGGTATGGCTCGAAAGAACGGCAAGTCTGCAATCGGTTCTGGCATCGGTCTTTGGTCGCTAATCATGGGGCCTAATGGTGGTGAGGTTTATTCCTGTGCAGCTGACAAAGAGCAGGCACGCATTGTCTTTGGTGATGCTAAGAAAATGATTCAGGCTGAACCTGAACTAGAAGAACTTTGCAACGTCTACCGTGATGCTATTGAAGTCCCTGCTACTGGGTCTGTGTATCGCGTTCTATCTAGTGAATCATTTACCAAAGAAGGCTTATCGCCAACAATGGTTATCTTTGACGAACTACACGCCGCGCCTAATCGTGAACTGTTTGACGTTATGCAACTTGGTATGGGTGCTAGACGTGAGCCAATGCTTATTGGTGTAACTACTGCCGGGGTAAAAGCAGATTCATCTGGACAAGACTCAATCGCGTATAACCTTTATCAGTACGGCAAGCGCGTTGCTCAAAAAGAAATAGATGACCCTAGTTTCTTCATGGCTTGGTGGGAAGCGCAAGCGGATGCAGATCACCACTTAGAGCAAACTTGGAAAGATGCTAATCCTGCCTATGGCGATTTGAATGACCCTAAAGATTTTGAAGCTATGGTTAAGCGAACCCCAGAAGCAGAGTTTAGAACTAAGCGTTGCAATCAGTGGGTAAGTAGCCAGACCGCTTGGCTACCTAACGGTGCTTGGGAACAGCTAGAGATTCAGCGTGAGATTCTGCCAGATACACCAGTGGTCTTAGGTTTTGACGGTTCGTTTAGCGGTGACGCTTCCGTAATCATTGGCGTAACCGTAGAAGAACAGCCCTATGTCTTTATGGTCAAGGCTTGGGAAAAACAACCTGAAGATGATGATGAATGGCGCGTAGACATTCTGGATGTAGAAAATACAATCATTGAATTCTGCTCAACTCACAACGTCAAAGAGATAGCCTGTGATCCATTCCGTTGGCAACGCACAATGCAGGTCTTAGATGAAGCAGGATTCCCGATTGTTGAATGGCCGTCTACTTCACCTGCTCGCATGGTTCCAGCCTGTGCCAAATTCTATGATGCAGTTGTATCTAACAAGCTGACACATGACGGTAATCCGCTATTACTCAGACACCTACAAAACGCAGTAGTTAAGACAGATCGCCTAGGGCCACGAATTGTTAAAGAGCATCGCGGCTCGCCACGAAAGATAGATGCGGCAGTTGCTAGTATCATAGGATTTGATAGGGCAACTGTTTCAAGAGAAGAACCCGTTGTACCCCAGTTCTTTAGTTTCTAGGAGTTTGCGTTGATCCCAACTATCCTGCAAGTTGTAGGTCTAGCAACAATCTCAATAGGACTTGGTTTGTTTATCCTGCCATTAGGTATTGTCGCTGCTGGTGCATCTTGCTTGCTTATCGGTATTGCGATTGAGAAGGGTCAGTAATGCTTGGCAATCTAACAGGTGGCGCAAAGGAAGAACGCGCCATAAGTTTTCAATCTATCTGGGGTGCTGGCGATTCATTCGCATTCACAACTGAAGCCGGTACAAACATAGATCAAATTCAGGCAATGAAGATCAATGCCTTTTACTCTTGCGTGCTTTTAATCTCTGACACTATCTCTACCTTGCCAGTAGATTCATTCATTCGCCGTGACGGTGACCGCGTACCTTATCGGCCACAGCCTGCATGGATTCAGCGACCAGATGTAGACCTATTACGTTCAGAGCATTACCAACAGGTTCTAATTTCCTTACTGCTAGACGGCAACGCTTTTGTGCGTGTGTTCCGCGATAACTCAGGTCAAGTAATTAACCTAGTTGTAATTGACCCATACCGTGTGCGCGTTACTCGCAACAAGATCACACGCGAAGTCGAATACATCATTGACGAAAACATGCAAGGCGCAGTCAGTAAGCAAGACATGCTTCACATTACAGAGATGCGCAAGGCTGGCGAACTACGCGGTATGTCTAGGGTTACAGAGCTAAAAGACAATCTAGGTCTATCTAGCGCATTGCAATCTTTTGCAGCACGTTTCTTTGGTCAGGGCGCAACTACCTCTGGAATTATCGAAACCCCTATGGGACTAAACAGCGAACAGGCTAAGCAACTAATTGACGGCTTCGACTCACGCCATAAGGGTTACAAGAAAGCGCACAAGACTGGTCTGCTAACAGGTGGCGCAAAGTTTGTACGCACTGGCGTAAACCCTGACGAAGCTCAGATGCTTGATAGCCGTAAGTTAGCCATTGAAGAAGTAGCTCGTATCTTCCGCGTTCCACCACACATGATCGGCGTTACTACACCGGGTGCAATGTCTTATGCTTCCGTTGAGCAAAACAACATTAACTTCGTAACTCATACGCTACGCCCATACGTTGCAAAGATTGAAGATGCTTACAGCGCACTTCTGCCTGACGGTGCATTTATTCGCTTCAACGTAGACGGCTTACTACGCGGTGACTTCGCTACTAGAATGAACGGGTACTCAATCGGTTCACAAGCAGGATTCTTAAGTGTTAATGACATTAGACGTTTTGAGGACTTACGACCTGTTGAAGGTGGTGACGTTTATCGCGTGCCTTTGGCTAATGTGGATTTGGCTGCTGCTGCACTCGTTGAAACTGACCGCAAAGTTCTTATGGCTCAAAGGCTTATTACTACTGGTTTCAATCCTTCTTCTGTGCTTGCTGCTTTGGGCTTACCAGCAATAGAACACACTGGCGTTCCAAGCGTTATGTTGCAAGGTATCACACAGATTGACCCTGAAAATCCAGAGTCTGTCTATGACGTTCAGCGCACGCATGACGTAAACGTTCAAATGCCTGAAACAGTTGTAAACGTACCGCCAGCGATTATCAACGTTGCACCGCCTAACGTTACGGTTGAAGCACCTGCACAAAAGACAACTATTCGCACCGTTGAGCGTGACGATAACGGACACATTGTAAACATCATTGAAAGAGTTGAGGGCTAATGGCAACTGGAATGAGCGCGTATCTAGCAAACAGTTTGCTTAACGCTTTAGGCAATAACACTGCATACGCCGTAACCAATGTCTATGTAAAATTACACGTTGGCGATCCCGGCTCAGCAGGCACAGCCAATGCTGCTACTGAAACAACTCGCAAGGCTGTTTCCTTTGCTGGCGCATCTGCTGGTTCTATTGCTTCTGATGCTGACGTAACTTGGACAAACATCAGTGGCAGTCAAGATGCAACTTTCTTTACCGCTTGGGATTCCTTAGATGCTGGCAGTTTCTTATTCTCTGGAACTATCACAGGTAACCCTTACACCGCAGGCGATACCTACACGATCACTTCTGGTTCTTTCGTAACATCCCTGACCGTAGCGAGCTAAGTTATGGGTTCGTCAGAACTCAATGACTTTCAGTTAAACGCTGACCGTTTAGCGCGACTTGCGCAAATGGTCTTAGACCAACGCGCCTTAGATTCATCTGCCGTAGGTGGCAAGTCTGCGTATAACGCAAATGACTTGGTTTATGACTCAGCGGTATCAACCTATGACGGCACGTTTAATCAGTTAGCAAGTAGTTCAGCTAATCTCAATGGTTTAAGCGCAAGCATTGCATCTACGCCAAATGTTGTGGTTTCTGCTGCATCTGCTTTAGGCGCATTGACCAGTTCTAGCAGTTCCTCAGTTGGCCATTTAGTTTCATCGGCTGCATCGCTAGGGTCTATGAATTCCACAGCTTCAACTATTCCACAAATTCTGCCAACTTTTGATGCTCCGCTTGGTGATCTTGCTAACGTAGTTCAGGCAACCGTTACGCACGTTGCGACGGCACAAGCGGTTCTAGGCGAGTTACTAGCAACAGCAACTACAACGCCAACAATCAAACCCGTATTTATGGGTTCTCTTGGAACGCTAGAAGCTACGGCTACTGCAACTGTTATACCGCCAACACCGCCAGAACCTGAGATACCCGGCTACGGCTCTAATCGCCCATACCCTGCACCGCCGTTACGCCAGCCAAGGGTTGAGCCAGTACCACAGCCACCAACACCTGTAATCGTAGAAACGCCACCAGCGCGACCTGTTAAAGTTCCTGCAACGATCACGGCAACAACATCCACACTAACTCCAGCATTCTTTGTTAGCGTTCAAGCGCAAGTAGAATGGTCAATACTAGAAGATGAAGCAGAACTGCTTCTCATGCTCTAAGGATTTTAATGCCAATCTCAACAGCGCAATTCACACTAACTGCAAACACGCCGCACCAGATAGTGCCACCTGATCGCATGAATCAGCACGTTTGCATTCACAATCACGAACACTCACAGAATAGTGAAATCTACATTGGCAATTCTGGTGTTACAACTTCAACAGGTATTCACGCTGTGGCAACTCAAACTTCAATGATTACTATTGGCCCGGGTGATGATCTTTGGGCGGTAGCTGATACAAGCGGAGTTGAAATTCAAGTGCTAGTAGTTAAGCAGGACTAATGCCATACTTCATAACAGATAAAGCGCAGGGTTGCTCAGGCTGGGCAACTATCAAAGATGATGGCGAAATTATTGGATGCCATACAACTAAGCAGGATGCAATAGACCAAATGGTTGCCGTTTCAATAGCTGAGGACATGGAACCCGGCGGTGAGCGTGCTTTGCCTGATAATTACAGACCAGCACTAGCGCAGGATGTTCCAGAAGGTCGTGCCTGTGGCAACTGTTTCTTTTATGACGATGACGTTGTTAATGATGATGGCACTAAGGCTTATTGCCGTAAGTGGGATGAATTTGTTGATGGCGGTTACTACTGCAACGCTTGGCAGTCTGACGATGACATGGAAGATGAAGATGACATTGAGGATGATCTAGACGATTTAGTTCGTGCAGTAAATCAAGATGCGCCTAACTTCATGCGTGCTGCTGCAAGGCGCGGTCTAGAGTTCTATGCAGACGGTAAAGCCGGTGACGGTCTAACTGAAAAGACTGTGCGCGAAGCACGACTAATGGCAGAAGGCAAGGTTTCAGATGAGAAGTGGATTCGTATTGCTGCTTGGATTGCTCGCCATTTGCCTGATCTGGAAGCTCCTGCTGCTAATCCTTCTAATGATAACTATCCAAGTGCAGGCGTTGTGGCTCACTTTCTGTGGGGTTCTGGCGCAACTAAAACGCAAGCTCGCAGAACTATGGAGTACGCAGAGCGAGTAGTTGAGCGCATTCGCGCACAAGAAGAAGATCGCAACACTTTGCAAAACGATAAATGGAAGTCAATCGCGCTAAACTTAAACAAAGACGAAAGGCAACAAATGACAACCCAAGTAGAACGCCGCGTTAATACCGTTGAGTTTGACGTTCGCAATGGCGAAGCATCCAGCGATGGCATGAGTTTTACAGGCTACGCAGCCGTATTCAATTCACCTTCTGAACCACTACCTTTCACTGAGGTAATTAAGGAAGGCGCATTCAAGCGTTCTCTAAAGTCACGCAACGAAATCAAGTTATTCATGAACCACAACACAGACGTTGTTCTAGGTTCTACACGCGCAGGAACTTTGAAACTTACTGAGGATTCACGCGGTCTACTTGCTCAGGCTGAATTGCCAGACACTAGCGCAGGGCGCGACCTATCGGTTCTTATGAAGCGTGGCGATGTTAGCTCTATGTCATTTGGTTTCAGCGTTCCACCAAAGGGTGACAAGTGGAGTCAAGACGGCGCAACCCGTGAACTTCATCAGGTGCGTTTGCATGAGGTTTCTATTGTTACTGGATTCCCTGCCTATGAAGCTACAACCGCAAGCGTTCGTTCTTTAGACATTCTTGCAACCCGTACTGCTGTTGACGTAGATGCTCTAAGCGATGCAATCACCCGGCTAGAAGCAGGCGAAACGCTAGAGCCAGATCACGCAGACTTAATCAGCGAGGTTGTTTCTAAGTTGCGTGCTGACAAGCCAAATGAAATGGAACTGCTAGAGATCAAGCGCAAGCAACTTGACCTAATGCTAAAAGCGTTCTAAACTTTCTCAAGACAGACCTACATCAGGGGAAGGGTGTAGGTCTGTTTTTATTTGTGCCATAATTAGAGTGTGCGATTGCGTGGAGCCACCGTTGCGCTTATCTGTCGTGGAGCCACGCAGAATTGTTAGACCCAATCCAATCTAAGACTTTAGGAGTCCACTATGTCTGACTACATCCGTCAGCAAGCGGAAGCACGCGCAAAGGCTTGGGAAGAAGCAAAGGCTCTTCTCGACTCAGCAGCAGCTGAAAAGCGCGATCTATCCGCAGAAGAAAACCAAACCTATGACCGCATCATGGCAGACCTTGATCAGCGTTCAGCAGCAATGGAAACCATGAAGGCACAAGCAGAACGCGAAGAACGCGCTGCTGAAGCCATGAAGGGTTTTGAAGCACAAGTTAAGCCAGCCGTTGCATCTGTTCCAGAAATCAACGAAGCTGAACTTATCCGTTCCCTAGCACGCGGTGAGATTCGTTCCCACTCGTTCGAGAAGCGCGACCTGACCAAGGGAAGTACGGGAGCTCCGATCCCGACATCATTTTATGATCGCGTAATTGAACTAGCCCGGTTCGTTGGCCCGATGCTAGAAACATCAACAATCCTTAACACCGCTGGTGGCGAAAACCTTCAGATTCCTAGCTTGTCTGCTTACAGCACAGGTACAGTATCTGCTGAAGCCGCTGCAATCGGTGAAAGCGATCCAACATTCAACGCATTCAAGACACTTGGTGCTTACAAGTACTCATTCCTAACTCAGATCAGCCGTGAAATGGTTGAAGATGCAGGCGTGGACATTCTTGGATTCCTTGCACAGCAAACAGGTAACGCTCTTGGCTACGCAGTCAATGGCGCACTAACAACTGGAACTGGAACAGTACAGCCAACAGGTATCGTAACTGCTGCAGGTTCAGGCATCACTGGTGGAACTGGCGTATCTGGCGCATTCACTGCTGACAACCTAATTGACTTGGTTTACTCAGTAGACACCGCAGGTCGCACCCTTCCGGGTACAGGATGGCAGATGAACGCTCAGTCAATCGCTGCTGTTCGTAAGCTAAAGGATTCAGCAGGACAGTACTTGTTCAGCCCATCCCTATCTGCTGATGCACGCGATCTATTGCTTGGTTACCCAATCTTTGAGAACCCAGCAATGGCAGCACCAGCAACAAGTGCAAAGTCGGTTATCTTCGGACACCTTCCAAGCTACTTCGCACGCACCGTTGGTGGACTACGTCTAGATCGTTCGGATGACTATGCCTTCCAGAACGACTTGATCACGTTCAGAGCGACTATGCGCGTTGACGGCAACCTAATTCAGACTTCACATGTGAAGTACTTTGCAGGTGCAGCCAGCTAGTAATAGCACCCCAAAACGTAGAACCCCACCGGGAGCGCAGGCTTGGTGGGGTTCTGCTTTTATTTCAGCAGGTTTTAGGTTAAGGTTTGACTACCTGCGATCAAAGGACTACCTGTGTCTAAACCCCTATGTATTGGCTGGAACTCTAACGCGCCGTGGGCTGCGACTGGTTACGGCACACAAACAGCGCAAGTCACTCAACGACTCAAAGCACTAGGTCACGATGTTGCAATCTTTAACAACTACGGACTAGAAGGTTCTAACACCGATTGGGAAGGGATGCCCGTTTATCAACGTGGCGCAGACCTTTACTCAAACGACGTAGTTCCAGCACATATGCACGACTGGACTTCGCGCCATCCAAAGCAACCGCACATTCTTTTCACGCTATATGACGTCTGGGTATTCAAAGGGGAAAGGTGGAGCGACTGGAACGTAGCTTCTTGGGTTCCGGTTGATCACATTCCTGCACCCCCAGAAGTAACTAAGTGGTTGCGAAATGACTTTGTAACTCCTGTGGCCATGAGCCAATACGGTCAGGCAATGATTGAGAACGTAGGTATCGAATCCCTTTATGTGCCACACGGTATCGAGTCAGTCTTTAAGCCAATGAAACGACACAAGGGAACTACTGGGCGTGACTACATAGGCATCGACGAAGATAAGTTTGTTGTCGGGATGAACGCCGCTAATAAGGGCGTTAGCCCTAACCGCAAAGCATTCGGTGAGAACATTTTGGCGTTTTCTATGTTTGCCCAGCAGCACGATGATGTAGTTCTCTATCTGCACACCGATCAGCTAGGCGCACTCGGTGGAATCAAGTTAATGCAACTGCTTCAGTCCTGTGGAGTACCAGAGGAAAAGTTTAGGTTTGTTGATCCCTACACCTATCGCACAGGAATTGAACAGCAGACCCTAGCGACGATCTACACAGCTATGGATGTGCTACTTGCTACCTCATACGGCGAAGGGTTTGGTATTCCTACAATCGAAGCGCAAGCCTGTGGCACGCCAGTTATCGTTTCTGACTTTGCGGCTTCAAGCGAGCTACTGGGTGACGGGTGGTTAATTGAAGGCCAGCCACTATGGGATGCACCGCAGGCCAGTTGGTTTCACATGCCTAGCGTTCCGAGCATTGTCGATGCGCTAGAGCAGGCGTACCAGCGTGGTCGTGGCAGGTCAGAAAAGGCACAGGAGTTTGCTAAGGCGTATAACGCAGACACGGTCTTTGAGGAACACTGGAAACCTGCACTAAAGGTTCTGGAGTCCAAAGCCCTAGAACGGATGTAGAGCGTGAAGATAGGCTGGTATACACATCACATAGAGAATGACCCTAAAGTGGCTCACGGTGCTTCTGTGAGTCCCACAGGGCTATTCAGTGGGCAGTTCGCAGGTGGCGCAGAAATGTCAGACTACGAATACCGCTTGCAAGCACCTTTGGGCTTTGAGATACAGATTGTCACGCCGTACACATTCGATGTGTATGAACCTAGTCAATTTGATTCAGTCATAGTCACTGGCACAGATGCGTTCTCAGATGTTCAGTTATACGAATTAAGCAAGCATGACCCGTTCGTATTTGTGCATCACTTACAGACACCACGCGCAGGGCTTCTAGCTTTGATTGCAGGCAGTCGCTTATTCGTAACCCATACGCCAGCACACATGCGCAGAGAGTTGCAATGGTCAAAGCCACGCAAGACTGCTCAGGTTCTTAGTTACTTTGATACTTCTAAGTGCTATGACCACATGGACAAGAAACCGTTTGCATTATGGGCAGCGCGTAACCACCCACTTAAAGGCAGACTTAAAGCAGAACTTTGGGCAGCGCAGGCAGGTTATGAGTTCAAGGCTCTTACAGATGTACCGCGTGAACAAGTCCTAGATGCTATGGCAAGGTGTGAATGGTTTGTGCATTTACCGTTAGCGTTTGAGTCTGAATGTCGCGCAGTTATGGAAGCCGTACTTTCAGGTTGCAGGATTCACACTAACGAGAACGTAGGCATTACGTCAGTTGAAGATTGGCAAGATGCAGATCACTTAAGACACATGATAGATAAAGCCGGGGACACCTTCTGGAGATTGGTACAACAATGAGAATGCTTACGATTATTCCTACTCGTGGTCGCAACGATAATGCGATTCGTTTGTTTGAAGCTATTAACGCAACGGCAGACTTTACAGAAGTTGTCTTTGCAATAGATGCAGATGACGTGAAAACCTATAACGGACTTATGGCAGAAACGGCTGGGCTAGATAACGTCAAAGTCTGCATTGCTAATCGAATGGGAATGAACGGCACTCTTAACCACTGGGCTTTATGGTTTGCGCCTGACTATGACTACATCTGCTTTATGGGTGATGACCACCTACCGCGCACTGGTGGCTGGGATACGAAACTTGCAGAAGCCATTGGCGATCAGCCCGGCATTGCTTACGGTAACGATTTACTGCAAGGCGAGAACCTGCCAACTGCCGTAGTTATGTCTAGCAAGATCATTAGGGCTACTGGATTTATGTCACCGCCAGCCCTAAAGCATTTGTTCCTAGACAACTACTGGCTTGCAATGGGTCACGCTTTAGAGAACGTGAACTACTTGCCAGATGTAATCATTGAACACTTGCACTACACAAACGGCAAGGCTGAACACGATGACAGATACGCAGCTGTAAATAACCCAGAGATGCACAACGGCGATCAGGCTATTTTTACTGAGTACCTTGCCACTGAATTTGCTAACGATGTTGAGAACGTAAAGGCTTGGTAATGAACATACTTATCACTGGGCATAAGGGCTTTGTTGGTCGTAACTTTGTAAAGGCTTTACCTAATAGCAAGATTAGGGGCATTGACTTAAAAGACGGACACGATTGCCGAGATTTCTTTAAGCGCAACGAAGAACAGTTTGATCTAGTAATTCATCTAGCCGCCATTGTTGGTGGTCGCGCAACTATCGAAGGTGAGCCACTAAGCGTAGCCACAGACTTATCCATAGATGCAGAGTTCTTTAACTGGGTGCAAAAGACTAAGCCTAAAAACGTGGTCTACTTCTCTAGTTCTGCTGCTTACCCAATCGAGCTACAAAAGCCAGAACACAGATACCGTTTAGCAGAGTCAGACATTCGCCTAGATGCAGTTAGTAATCCTGATCTAACTTATGGCTGGGCAAAATTAACCGGGGAGTACCTTGCCCAATTTGTAACTGATTCCAAGATGTTTATCTTCAGACCGTTTAGCGGCTACGGCTCAGACCAAGATGCTGATTACCCGTTTCCTAGTTTCATTGACCGCGCTCTAGCCGGGGTAGAAGTCTTTGACATTTGGGGTGACGGTGAGCAGGTACGCGACTTCATACACATTGAGGACATTGTTCAAGCTGTGCTTTGGCACGTTCAGACTGGGTATGACGGTACTTGGAATCTATGCTCAGGCGTACCTACTAGCTTTAATGACTTGGCTTCTATGGTCTGTGAGGAAGCAGGAATCAAGCCAATCTTTAACCACATCCTTACTGCGCCAGTTGGGGTTCAGTATCGTGTGGGTAATCCTTATCAGTCGCATCATTACTTCAAACCTCAGATTAGTTTGCGTGAAGGTATCCGTAGGGCATTAGCAGAACGCAAGTAGAATAGACCTAGACTTAGGAGTTTCCATTGGCAATCACAAACGGCTACGCCACACTTGCACAGGTGAAATCGGCTTTACGCATTTCTGACAACGTAGATGACTCATTGCTAGAGATGGCTGTTGAGTCTGCATCCAGAGCCATTGACGGTCACGCTGGGCGTTACTTCTACTCAACAGGTACAGCCACGCGCTACTACGCAGCAGAAGATTCTTTTATTACTCAAATAGATGACATTTCTGGAACTGCCCTAACTCTTGAAACTTCATCTGGTGGCGATGGTGTCTTTGATACGACTTGGGCTGTTGGTGATTATCAGCTAGAACCGCTTAACGGAAACGTAGACGGGCTTGCTGTTCCATACACACGCATTCGCGCTGTTGAAAATTACTTGTTCCCGGTAGAAGCAGATCAGGCTCTAGTTAAAGTCACTGCCGTATTCGGTTGGGCATCTGTGCCAATCGCTATCACTCAGGCTTGCATCATTCAGGCAAGCCGTATCTTTAAGCGTTTAGATTCGCCGCTTGGTGTTGCAGGCTTTGGCGATCTTGGAGCCATTTCAGTTACACGCGACATTGACCCAGACGTTGCGCAACTTGTCGCGCCTTACCGCCGATTGAGAAACTTTGCCTAATGGCTTCACTATCTGAAATCCGCACAGGGATTGCCACTAACCTTGCCAGCATTACCGGGCTACGCACAGCAGCCGTTATGCCTGACAATCCAAGTCCACCGATTGCCATTGTGCAGCCTGACTCGATTGCCTATGACGATACGTTTCAGCGTGGAATGCAGACCTACACCTTTACAGTTGTGGTTCTTGTTGGTCGCGTAGCTGAACGGTCAGCCCAAAATGCCATAGATGCGTTCTGTTCTAGCACTGGTGCATCCAGCATCAAGTTAGCCATTGAGCGAGATAAGACACTTGGTGGGAAAGTGTATGATTTAAGAGTTACCGATATGAGAGCTTATGCGAGTATCGCTGTCGGTGAAGTAAACTATTTAGCAGCAGAGTTTTTAGTTCTCTGCTACGCAGACTAAGGGAGCAACACACAATGGCTAAATTTGCCGCCACTGATTACAAGGTAACTGTAAACGGTACTAACTTCTCTACAAACTTAAACAGCGTTGAGCTGTCTATTGAATCAGACGATCTAGAAACAACTGCTTTCGGTGGCGAATGGCGCACCCGTATCGGCGGTCTAAAGTCCGGTTCTTTAACACTTCAGTTCATGCAGGACTTTGGTTCATCCTCAGTAGATGCAACTCTGTACCCATTGCTTAACACTTTGGCTACCGTTGTAATCGTTCCAACTTCTGGTTCTGTTACTGCAACCAACCCTTCATACACAGCAACTTGCTTGGTAAACAGCTACTCACCATTTGCATCAAGCGTTGGCGATATCGCAACCTTGTCTGTTACTTGGCCTGTATCTGGCACAGTCACACGGGCTACGGCATAACTCATGAAGATCAACCTGCGCGTTACTTTTAACGATAAGTCAGTTAAAGAAGTATCTGCTACTGCGCGTGATCTTGTGGCATTTGAGGACAAGTTCAGCAAAAGTATCACTTCTCTTAGCACCAACTTTTTTATTACTGACATGTTGTGGCTGGCATGGCACTGGTTAGAACGTCAAGGTAACACCAACAAGACGTTTGAAGATTGGTGTGATGAAGTTGAAGAAATTGAAGCGAGCGAAGAAAGCCCAAAATAATCGGGTTGGGTGACTCATCCCAACACTGGTACTTGGCTTATCTTTCATGTGAAACTGGTATTGCTCCATCAGTTTTAATGGAAGAGTCTGAGCGTATGCTTTTCACTATGGGTATGTACCTGCGTTGGCGAAATAGTCAGGGGTAGTTATGGCATCTAGTCAGTTACTAACTGGTCGCGCTGGTGGTGCTTCATTAGTACCCCATCGTGGCACAGAGATTCAAGTTCAAATAGTTGGCTTGCCAGAATTCCTTAAGCGTGCCGCTGCTGCTGACCCTATGTTTAACCAAGAGATTCGTAAAGCATCTGTTGCCTTGATTGGTCAAGTGGTTACAGAGGTTCAAACACATGCAACTTACGCTGATAATCCACGTCAGGCAATGGAAGCTGCCAAGGGTTTTAGAGCTAGACCAGACCGTATCCCGGTTATCAAGTTAAACGCTTCTGGTGGGTTTGTATCTAAGAGCAGACCTAATCGCAAGCGTAAGCAGAAGGTTACTCGTGGCGATGTATTCTTTGGCTCTGAATTTGGTTCTGACCGCCTGCGCCAATTCCCACGCAGATCGCCTAAATTAGGCAACGGAAACCGGGGTTATTGGTTCTGGCCTACTATCGAAGCTATGGCTCCAAAGATCAACTCTGAATACATAAAAGCCCTAGATTCCATAACAAAACGGCTTGAAAGAATGTAGTTGATTTAGCGTATAACATCTGCTAACCTCTGGAGTATGTACGCAGTCAAGTGGTGGTCTGTCAAAGACAACAAGCCAAAGCCTTATGCCGAATCGTGGGCTGACTTTGTTCAGCTACTTTCGCATCACGCCTGCCGTGAGGATAAGTACAAGGGCTATCTATACAGCCCAGTTACCTACGTTGAGAACGGTTATCGTGGCAATAAGAACGTCATAGAGATCAATGCCTTTGTTGCTGACCTTGACGGCGAAGCCTTAGCCAATACGTTAGACAAACTGCAAGGCTATGAATACATTGCCTACACGACTTACAGCCATAAGGAAGATGACCAGCACTGGCACATTGTAATTCCTTTTGATGAACCTGTACCTAGCCACCAGTGGTATTCAGTCTGGAAGCAGATGCACGAGTTCCTAGACATTGTTGGTGACCCACAGACCAGCGACCCTGCCCGTATTTTCTTCGCACCACAGCACGCACCTGATTCCGTGTTTCATACCTTGCGTGGACATGGCGAGATTATGCAAGCACCTGAGCATCGCTACTCAGATAGACCACCTGTAAACACCACAAGGCGTGAGTCAAACCGTCAGACCGATTACTGGGCTTGTACCTGCACTCTTACTAAGAGATGCCAGAAGTGTGAAATAGAATTTCAAGACTTAGATTTGTCTAGGTACAATGGTATGAGTCAGAAAGAAATACGGCAGGACATACGCCGAGAGTTCTTGGAGTTGATGGCAGGTACTTCTGCCACTTAGGAGTTTTAGTGGCAAACACCGCAA